TTCACAACTACAAATTTTTATGTATACTACAACTGGATTTACATGACCGATTTATTTGTTTATTTCATTCGTATTCTGCCGTTCCTAATCAATCAACTTTACGCTTATAGCCTGTCGTATAAAGCATCATACTTTTTAGGTTTAAAGACTTATAGTCTCTACGGTTGCCCACGTATACAATCTTCATAAGGGAGACATAAGAGGTAAAGCATAAATATTCAGTCCCAGTGAACTAACTGAATAAGCCTCCCTTATCGTATACATCCTAGAAATTTTTGGGTAAGTAGTTAACAAACATTGGTGAGAGCTGCGGTGTGTATGATTCAACTCTTGTCACTAACTCAAAAGTAATCAATATGCCGTTCTCTAAGGTAAAAGAGTGTCTAATCAAGTGCTGCTTGATAGTATCTCTAACACATAAGCTATGTATAGTTACTACATACTTTAAATGCTAACTACTTTACCTCTAATTATACTCTTTTTGCGGAGTTCAGTCTCCTTGGAATCTTTTGAAATTCAGGTTGATTGCCTAAATCCTCAATATTTCCAAAAAAGAGCAAAGCTTTTAGTTTATCGTAAGAGACATCTAGCCTTTTAGATGCTTTACTACATGCATTTGAAGAATTAGTAGCTCTTGTCCAGCCAATAAATCTTACTTTGCATGAAGATTGAATACCATCTACGCCGTATAAGGGTGCAGTGCTAGGTACTTCAACCATAATCATATATTTATGCATACAATTACCTCCATTGTGGTTGGTTTCATAAATCTTTCAATGTTAGAACCCATGTTATACAAAAAGGTTTATATATAATATAGACTATATCCACATGTTATCAACATAATGGCTTTATTAACATATTATCCACATATTATCAATATATATCTAGTTTAATCCAGTTATACAGTTTAGTAATTAGTAGATAAGTAATAAAAAAAAGATGAAGCTGGGGCTCAACGCTCACTGGTGGAACCCCTTCTGTTTCAAGGATGCTTCTGCCTTAGGAATCTCTTCCTTGGTGACTATTTCTTAAATGAACTAGGTTTGATGCGAGAGAACTTAGCAGACATTGCTTTGTTCGCTTTTTGCATAGAAGCCAGGGTTTCCATAATTATAGACATATTAGCATTTGATTCTATCAATGCAGCTGCGATAGCTGTTTGAGTAGTATCATCCTGAGCAACTGGATTGTTATTTCCAATCTCTTGCCTAGTAGATTCGAAGTGCTCATTACCAACTTCTTTCGCTGCGCCTAATCGTACTAAGCGTCTATGTAACTGTGAAAGAACTTTATTTCTCTCTCCAGCCCATAGTTTGCCTTGCATTGACCTCTTACGAAGGTCTCCGATAGTCAGCGATAGGTCTTCCTTTGCAAGAAATCGTGTCACAGGACACAATGCAGAAGGAGTTGATTGCACTACCGTACTATTGTCTATAATAGAAGTACCCGTGTTCATTTCAGCTTTAGGAGCTTGTAGTAATGCTACTAGATTATCAGCCGCTACTGTGCTGAACTTAGTAGACATTAATGCCACCTAAATTAAATAGTACTCTATTTTTATACATTTCGATAACCCCAAAGGGGGGGGTACCCCTCTCTATGTGGCTACATATCAAAATGCTACAATTTTTTCTTGCAAATAACATGGGGTTAGCAGTAAATTAAAGGAAATAAGGAGTATACAATGGCAGATGATAGTTATATAACAAGTAAAGACCTCAGTGGTAAAAAAGCATTTACTGGGGTAGCTCGTAGAGAAGCAGAAGAACAAAAGAAATACAAGCAACTACTAGATATAGCAATAGCTAAAGTAGAAGAAGAACGTGAAAAAGCGTTGATTGCTGAATCTGAATTAAAGAAAAAGAAAGAACCAAAGAAAAAGAAATCTACATAACAGATATATAGTATCTATAGTATCTGCTGGTAGCTACGTAGCTAAAGATAAGGGGTTTTAAGGTGTTTGTCAAGGAAAAAAAGTATGGGAACAAGTATAAATTGGTTAAGTAAGCTTCCTCAAGAGGAACAAGAACGAGTTCTAGCACAATTGGAAAAGATTGCAAAGCTAGAAAAGTTTCTATCTAATCAATTAGAAGATGAAAAAGAAATCCTAAAAATTCTAGACGATGATGATGCTTCTGAAGGAATAAGTAATGTTCCTATAGAAATCAATGGGACTAGATATTGGGTACATCGAGAAGTAATGTTTCTGATTGAGTCCCTTCATAAACAATTAAATAAGGTAAAACGTGGAAAGTAGAAAGATTAGACATACCCGTCACTATGTCTATGATACCAAAGAAGAATGGAGGGCGGACCATCCCAAAGGGATACTTCACTCCGAATGGAGAGATGCAAAAGAAGGAGATTGGGTGTTGAGTGATGATAAACGTATTGTGCAACTACTAAAGGTATCTGATGAAATGAAACATCCAAATGATTCTAAGCGTTATAAACTACAGAAAGGATGGGTACGAACAATTGTAGGAACATTTGTGAATACTCCAAAGACACATATGGATACAGACTTCTCAAAACATCCAAATAGATATACATTTAGCACTAAAATCAAAGATACAAATAAAAGAGTGAAAGAACGTACCAATTGTACAAATAAGGAAAAAATTTTTGCGACTAATGTCGCAGTAGGAAAGGATGCTGTAAGTGCATATATGAAAGCATTTACAGAAGCTAATAGAGATAAGGCACGAAAGAAAGCAGTGGTCTTATTAAAACAGAGGAGAGTTATGAGCGAAATTGAAAAAACATCCAAAGAAATCGCAAAGGAACTTGGGATAGACCATACATACATATTAGGGTCACTCAAGCAATTAGCTGATACAAGTGAAGACCAAAATATAGCACTACAATCTCTAAAGGAATTAGGGAAAGCTATTGGTACACTCGGAGGAGTAAAGAAAATAGAAACTGGTGTTGTTGGGATGTTCCAAGGATTTAGCCCTGAAGAAATAGACGTTGCACAACGTAAAATTCTACCATCGCCAAAAAAGGAGAAGTAAATGATATGTCCACATTGTAGTAGTATGCTTACTAAAAAAGAAGGTAAGAAACGAAATAAGAAGACACTTAAGCAACAATTTAGTTGCAAGAGTTGTGGGAAGTGGTTTTCAATCCCTATCCCATCAGACGTAAAAGAATACGATAAATACAATATAGAACCTGGAAAACTATTTACCTATAAGAGCAAGGAGAAAGTTCGCATTCATGGATTAACTGATATTCATGTAGGAGCATGTGAATTTGACTTAGTAAAATTCCAAGAGGCAATTAAAATTATATATGAAGACCCAAATGCACGATGGTTTGGGAATGGAGATATGTTAGAATTGATTCCCCCTCATTACAAAATAAACCAAAGAGGACAAGATATCCCACCTGAAGAACAATATATTTCATTTTTAAAACTTGTTCAACCCATACAGGACAAATGCTTGTTCATAAGAGGGGGGAATCATGACTATCTACGAAGTTTCAATATCTTAGATTTTGATGTATGTAAGACACTTGCCAATGAAATGGGAGTTCCTTATTTCAGATTACCTGGGTATTCCAAAATATCTATTAATGGTAAGGATTGGTATATGGTTACTGGGCATGGGAAAAGCGCAGCAAAGAATGGAGATACTGAATTAGATAAAATGGCATCAGTATATAGCGATGGAGATGTATTCTTTTTAGGACACAATCATCAACTATATTGTAAGCCAATGGATTCTTTAACTATTGATGACAATGGAGAAGAAACCTTAAAACGTAAATGGTACATAAGAGGTGGGTCGTTCCTCAGATATGCGGACTATGCACGTTATAGTTTCTATGGTATTCAACGCACAGGTTGGATTACGATGGAATTTGATAAAGAACGAATTAACTGTTGGGAGAATTGATATGCCGTACGGACCAGGAACATATGGAAAAAAAGTAGGAAGACCACCTGCTAAGAAAAAGAAAAAAGCACCAATTATACGTAAAAAGAAAAAATGAGATATTTTAGAAGTCAAGAAACTAGACGAAGTAATGGTAAGAAAA